ATAATAATGAGATGGAATACATTCATATTCATTTAACTCTTTAAATACTTTTGTCGTTAATGGATATGCAAAATGACTACCATAACCATTTCTATTTGGTTTATATAGAAGAATTAAAAAATGTTCTATGTCATATAAAACAATGTTTTTGTAATACTGCAACAATAAAGAATTTATTTCATCTCGTAGATTATCAAGAGATTTACCAGCAATAATTCTTATTGTATGATTTTCACCATATTTAAATTTGCTTTGACTACGAGCAAAGTGCGCTGGGCATCTTGTAGGTATATGACCACTCCAACCTATATAATTTAAAAATCCATTTTTGCTACATACAAAATAAACTCCATATGTTTGAGGAAATAAACTTACACCATTTCTGTTTTTTGTGGCTAACCGATATTCTTCTTTGGTAATGGCTATTGATTTTTTGTAATGCTCTTGAACAATAGCATTTATTTTTTGCTGAATCATAGTGTTTTGGTTTTAAAAAGGGAGGGCAATGCCCTCCCCTAATTATTAGAATGGTAAACCATCTTGGTCTACAGGTTGTGATTCCTCACGCCCTTGAAAGTGTTGCTGATGAGTTGCTTGGGCTTGGGCTGCGCCCTTCTTCATTACCCAATCAGCAAAGGTCTGTGCATTCGCAATGACTTGTTGAGGCGTACCTCCCAACTCGGCTGCTGCTTTTAATGCGGTTTGTCTAATAATGCTCTCATCCTTTGAGGTGGTTGAATCTCCAGAAGTGGTAGGTGCATTATTTGCATATTGAGGGTTAACAGGCTTTACCGTGTAGTAGGTCTTGCCGTTGTACTCTCTTGGAATGTAATCGTAAGTAGCCTCTTGTCCTACTACGAACTTGTTTTGATTCGGGTCTTTGGAATTGTACTTCCCATTATCTCCGTTCTCAAATGTTACATAGAACCCATAAAGTGTTCCATACTGCCCCTGATAAGGCTCTCCTGCGGACTTAATGTCCTTGACAATAGATGTTTTAGTCATCGTATTTAAATTTAGTTAATAGTTCAAAGTTAATTAAAATGTTGATATGTCATCAACCCAGAGAGGAGTTTTTTCTCCCACATAAGAATTAAATGTATTGTAATCCAAAAACTCTATGGCTTCTTCCCAACTCATATCTCTGGACATTACTTCAATGCATTTCTGTTTTGAGTAGACAACCTTCCAAAGGTTTGGCTCAAATCCAATGATAGCATCATCAATACCATCAGCAAAAAGAACCTCATCTTCTTGAGCGTATCGCTCAATTATTATTTCCTTCACTTAATACAGGATTTATGAGTTCAACTTCAACTTCACAATAATTCCTTTCAACATCCTTGTCATAGCGGATAGTGAGCTTGTGATAGTATTTAGGACTGTCATCAGGAATCCATCCGTTAGCAACGAGAGTATCAGCAACAAACTTTGAGACAAGTACATTATTGTCCACATCGGCACGAGTATTGTACCTAATACTGATAGTGCAGCCCTCTGCACAATGGTGGTCGTAACGAGCCAATTCTTCTTCAACGATTTTTTTATAGCCATCTTTAATTTTTTTACGATATGTCCAATGCTTACCTGCATATAGACTATTTAGACTTATAGTTTTTGGCAATTTCAGCAGAAGTCTCAAGGTATTGTTCATAAGCGATGTATTCTAATTCTTTCTCTAAATGGTCAATAGCCTTTTGGATATCCTGCTCAATAGGGTTGCCCTCTTTCTTACCTGCTCGGAGGAGATAAGCAATGGCTACACCCAAGTTGTAGTTATCTCTTTGAAAGTCCATACAGACATCAAAGGCTTCTATCTGCTTGTACTTACCTGAATAGTAACTTGGTGTCAACTTCCGTTTGATGGTACTTTGAGAGTTGGGCGGAGTTGCCCCTGTATTGTAACCGCCTGTCATCGTAGAATCCGAAGTGGAGGTAAAAGTGGTCTCGTAAGGTGATTTCGTTGATTTCATATTCTTCTGGGTATTCGGAGATATTATATTTCGCCTTCATTACTTTCCTTAAACGCTTTAAACAAGTTCATTGCTGATTCAGCACTAATTCCTTTTAGAGAGTAGTCTCTAATAATAAACTCTCTCAAGAGTCTTACTTCGTTTGCGAGTGCCTCTACACGAGCCTCACATAAGTCCAAGTATTGGTCTTTAATGTCCATAGTGATTTTGATTTGATACGAATGTACACAAAATTATTTACATACAACATAGAGACAAAAAAAAAGAGGCTACTGCCTCTATATATAGATATATCTATTTATATATATAATAAGAGACCTATAGGTCTCTATATATATACTATATACTATATCTCTTTATATATAATATATATAGATATAAAAAAAGAAAGGTGGGTTACCCCACCAACTTAAACACCTGTATGTTATCAACGACTACTTAACATTACCTCTCTTGTCAATAGTGCGTACCGCAAAGTATCCACCTACTACCGTTACACTCAACATATTCCATAGGCTTATCCAACTGTCGTTGACATCTACCCAACCTAATCCATCAAAGAAGGTCATAAACACCAAGAATGCTATCACGACAATTAAGGTAAGAGGTCTTACATTCTTACTCAACCAAGAGTCCGATGTCATATCGGATTTCCATCTACTGCTTATCTCGGCTTCAATAGAGGCTCTTATAGCCTCTTTCTCCTCTGGAGTGGATACATACCTATCTACGACATTAGAAACCGCTTCTATGGTCTCCTTTGCGCTCTTTCCGAGTATTTTGTTTAGTAGTGGGTTCATTACAATTCTTTTTACAGGTACATTCCTTTGGTTCAGTTACACACCACTTACGAACCACAAGCCTCACATTCAGGGTTGTCTATACTACAAGCCTTGTCGTTTGCCGTGTCTTTGGTGAGTTCATCTACAAAGTCCTCAAAGTCATTTGAGAATCCGAAGTCCGTGTCGTTCATCGTATGTTCTTTAGTCTTTCGTTTTCTTTACTTAAAAAAAGCACCTCCGTGCGTAAGGCGTGTACTTCAGCAGTCAATGCCAATACCTTTTCATTGCTTTCAGTAAGCAAATCCTCCAATCGTTGTACACGATGTTTAAGGTCATCACGATAGGCGAAGTCTTCTTCTCTGTCCATCTCTCTCTCTTGTTGCTTTGCTTTAAGTCTTGCCTCCCAAAACTTCCACGCTGCTCCAGAGGTTAGTGCGGCTACTACCGCTATGATTACGCCTTGTTGTTCCATTGTCTATGCCAAAATTCGCTATGTACTCGCTTTACACTACTCAATGAGGATAGCCATAATACTACCCACCCCCAATGAGAAGCAGAGTTATTAAGATAACCACCCAAAGCGTAAAATGTTACTGTTGTGCTAAAGACTGTAAATGAGAGTAGTGAGGCAGTCTTCCTTAAATGTATGTCTTGCCGAGCAACGGCAAAGAGCTGAAATCCTCCTACCAATAAACCATAGATTTGATATACAGGCATCCATCCCAACTCTATAATAGTCGCAGGGAGTAATAATATGAAGTTTAACATCCCCAACATTATCTCCGTAGGTTGACTATCGGCATAGAGGAATATCTCCTTTAGATTGTTTAAGCAACGCTTTACCATTTCTTGTATCGTGTCTTTCCGTTTTCTTTATATGCTACGAGTACCTCACCTCTATTACCTTCAGCTTTGTAACTACAATGTACCCACGCAAACTCTCCCATATCATCTGGAAACTCACCTATCAATTGGTCAAAGGTTAGGTGGTCTTTGATGAACATAAAGAGTTCACGGTTGGTGTATCCACTTGTAGACTGCATATCCAAAGCCTCGCCTTTTGAGTGTTGTGAGTTGTTAGAACCTCCTATTGCTTTGTTCAACTGCTTTGACCGATAACCAGAAGTAACTCTTAATGGCTTTCCAAAGTGATTGCGACAAGGCTGAAAGATATTCTTTGCAACTTCCTTTAAAGCAATTAGGTGTGTTGCCGTTGGCTCGTTCACAATCCCTTTGCGTAAAGCAGTCGCAGAGTAGGTCGCTTCTGCAAGGCTTAAATTTTCGCATAACATCATATCGTTGTTAGTTCTATACAGGCTTCATCGGATAGGGCAGTTTCAAATTCTACTAACTGCTTAATGTAGGATTGGTGTTGGCGGTTTGGAGTAGTAGTATAATTTAAATACCTCCAATCTAAAACCTCATTACCAGTAGACAAGGTATTTCCGCTTGGGGTATATGGTGTTCCGTTCACGAATAACTTTGCATTTGTACCGCTTTTATAAAAAGCCATTTTAATAGTTGTACCAAGTGCTGCTCTCCAATCAAACATATTCACAAATGATACTGAACCACTACCTCCTCCCGTTCTGCCAAACTGAAAATAGCAGTCATCATTTTCTATAAAAAAATTATAGGCGGTGCTATTGTTAGAATTTAATAAATACAATCCGTCCTTTGTCAATTCAAATTCCATAAACAAAGTGTAGTTCCCTGTATAAGCAAGATTTGAACCTCTATCACAAACATCACCCAACCTCGTTTGCGATACCCCATATGTAGGTATGTAACTTGTGGGATAGGTCGCATCTTGCTCAAGTTGGAATCCATAGCCATAGAAGTAATTACCTATAGTTGTACTACCAGTAGCAAATCCTGTTGTCCCACTTGAAGCCATATATACCCTTAAACTTCCTGCACCAGAATAATTAAATCTTGCAGATACTCTCCACCAACCATTGCCATAATTTTCTGCCTTTAAATTGCTGGTTAAAGAACCTACGCTTGTTCCAAATTCACCTGTTTGACAATTAAAGTTGAAATAAGTATCTGCACTACCCGAATAAATAATATTTAACCAAGCATTGTTTCCATATTTGACAAATACGCTAACAAGAGGGTTAGTAACACCTCCAGAGATATCTGCAATACGAGTAAATACCGCTGATGTACCTGTAGCAGTTGATTTAAAGGCGTTTTGATATCCTTCTGGACTAATAGCATTATTGTATTCTATAGATGTATTGTTTGTGACAAATCCATATTCACTTTTATCTACTGAATTAGTCCTACTCGGTTCAAGCAATAAAGAAGGACACGAACCATTAGAATAATCTAATCTCGGCATATCCTCAAGTATCCCTCCTGCAACAGGAGCAGTAGTAGTCTCTACATAAGGGTAGGATACAAGACCTTGGTTGAGCATTGCATCTTGGATGTAGATAGAACCTGTTCCTGTAAAAACATTGTCATCAACAAGTGAATAAATGTTTACACCAGTAATTGTAGCGTTATATGTTACCGAACATCTAAACCATCCGTTTCCTACATCTTCAATATTCGCATCTATATCATTTCCTGTTACACCAATCCTACTGCCTGTTGTAGATGGGTTTAAATCAAAATTAGCACGAACAATGGGGGTTGTTAAAGAAATTAGACAAATCCAATTATTTGTATTCGCTTTAGCATAAACTGAAAATGACTGAACACCTGTTTGAGAAACACTTTGAGTTACTCTACCATCTGTTCCTGTTGAATTTAATAACCAAGCATCATTAGAGCCATCATACCCTTCGTAGCCATCTGTTGGAGTATCAGCATTAACTGATAGCCAAGTCGTAGTAAACGAATTACTCTGCAATAACAGATTCTCATACCCCTTCTCTATATAACCATCCGCATTAACACGAGTAGCACTTATATTACTACCTCTACTGAAGGTAAAGTCTCCTGTTCCATCCGTAGGCTTTAAACTCCCAAGTGTACCATCCTCATAGCCACTAGGAACCATTATA